CTCTGAAACCGTATATCAAAGTACAATATTCTGCCCCTTTTTTGCCCCTCACATGATACAATATTTATGCCCCAGAGCCAAATGCTCTAGGGCATCTTTTTACTCAATCCATGCCTGAAACTTATCTACAAACCTCTTCTTATCTCCGGCGAATCCGTCCATGCCACTTGCTTTCAGTGTATCGACCTGATCTGCGTAGAAGTTCTTGTTATTCCGGACAGAAACTCTATAGTGAATCATCTGGTACTCATATCCTTCCGGTGTAATGTAGTACAGCTCAACTGCAAGAATCTCTGAACCGTCTCCGAGGATTCCATTCTTCTTATCATTCAGATCATAGCTGTTTCCGAATGTCAAATATGGAAGCCATCCGTTAGCCTGCGTATAGACACGTGCCCGGATACTTCCTTTGCTTACTTTAATGGCAAGCCACTTAATCGAAACATCATCACCTTTTCCCGCCCAGTCGATTTTATTCACTACTGGTGGTAGCCATCTATCAGTGAAAGCCTGGTATGTGATATCGACCTGTCCGAGTTCTTTCTTGCTGGCCTGTTTTGGCGGTGTCGCTGGTGTTGCCGGCTGACTTCCTCCAATCTTCATGTAACAATAATTGACATCAACTCTTCCACTAACTCCATCTACCTGGCCGCCAGAAGAATACTGCCAAATTGCATACTGACCATTGTAAGTATCCTCCGGAAGATTCTTGTATCTTGCCATCCACTCAACATACTTGCCGCGGACACTACCAAGATAGTTGTTGAACCAACTCAGTGAAGCGTAGATTCCCGGAGTATAACCATTCGCTTTGAGTCCTTCACAGACAACCTCACAGCATTTAGGTGCGTATCCCTGTGTTCCCGGCTCTTCCACATCAATGAAGATAGGTAACTGGAATGTATGACCTTTAATCAATCTGAGAATATGCTCAAGCTCTGATTTCGCCTGTCTGTCATAAGTAGCGTAGCTGTACAGATAGACTCCAACCGGAATTCCGAGTCTTTCGCACTCAGCAAGGTTACGAATCCACTGTTTATCATCCTGTGATGCGATATTGCCTCCATATCCACATCTAAGGATAGCTCCGGCACAACCAGACGCTTTTACCTTTTCCCAGTTAATGACTCCGTTGTGGTAAGATACATCAATGATAAGTTTACTCATACCATCCACCTTCCTTCAGTTCTGCTTTCTTCTGTTCGATCTCCGCTACGTGCTCCTCTGCGAATTTCTGCATAGTTTCCAGTGATGTACCCTCATTGTCTGAGATTTCCTTTGCTGAAAGTCCGTAGGCAAAACTCTTAATAATTTCTTTTACCGTCTGTTCTGTCATGATATTCTCCTTTCTTGCACTGGTGCAATTCTATTTTTTCTTATATGTATTCCGATTCCACATTTCTGTCACACGTTCCCAACCACCTGTACTGACCAGGTAAACTATAAAAGCGGCAATGAATGATGCAAAAATGTAATACCACTCAATTACTATCTGATAATAGGTGCACAAGACGATTACTGCTGCCGGTGTCAGGATCAGTGATGTGATCAGTGCCACAACATTCGTCTGCACTTTTTTCAGTACCGGCATCTCCTTGATTGCCTGCACGATCACGCTGACCAAGAAGGCCAGCACTCCGATTCCTGCCAAAATGTAACTCATGTACTGCATTAATGTTTCAATGTTCATGTTCAATTCCCTCCAAATCTTCAATTCTATGGTTTGCTACCTTGATCTGCTCTTTCTGTATGGAGAGTTCCCTCTCTATACTATATGTACGTTCAACCACATGGTTGTGTTCGTCTACTCTTTTGGTCAGCTCATCTAGCTTGTATTCCATAAGAGTTCTAGTCTTTTCCTGCTGCCCGTGATTGTTCAACAGGCAGATTACAAGTGTTACTCACAAAATTTCAGCAAGTTTATATTGTGTAATCTTTTTCCTTGCCATTTCCGCTTCCAGGTTATTAAACATTTTATCCGTCTTGTTTTCTCGATTTTTCGAGAATTATTTTCGTTTTTTTATTGTATTATATTGATTTTTCGAGATTTTAATGATATTATCAATTCATACCGAGAAAGGAGACTCTTGAAATGAATGAGCTAGAATCTGATGTAAAATCTCTTATTATAGAAAAATATGGAAGTATGAAGAAGTTTTGTGAAACAATCGATATGCCTTGGACTACTTTAGACAGCATTTTAAAACGTGGAATTGCAAATTCTAACATAACAAATGTTCTAAAAATTACACGTGAATTAGGCCTCGATGCAGAGAAGTTGGTAGATGGAAACATTACTTATATAAACCATACTCCAACCACTCTTGCTGCTCACTTCGATGGCGAAGAATATACAGAAGATGAAATGGAAGAAATCAAAAACTTCGCTGCATTTGTAAAGAACAGAAGAAAATAATCATCTAGGATAAAGGTATTTTAAATGAAAACAAAAATAGGTAATTTTTCTGCACATATAATTGAAATCCTTGAATTAGATATTCCTGTTGGAACGCCAATTTATATCGCAGATTCCAACATCAAACACATGAAGACTTCTCATCCTGATGATTTCAAGAAATATGGTGCTGAGTTAAATAACATCATTGCATCCCCAGATTATGTTGGAAAAAATGCAAAAGATGATTCTATAGAATTCACAAAAGAATTTTGTATAAATGGAGAATTTGTAAAAGTTGCTGTACGTGTATCAACTCGCAACATATACTACGCACGTTCCTTGTATGTGCTAAATCCAAACCGTGTTAAAAATTTCATTGCTAAAGGAACATTGAAAAAACTTGACAATTAAACAAATTCTTGTATAATAAAGTTGTAAAAACATAGAATATATTGAGTGAAAGCAGAGGACGGAACGGGCAGCCGTCACCCTAGTTGGAGATGTGGGAAGGTCACCCCACCTATTTCATTCAACATATCAAGTGAGCAGCTTCGGTTGCTCACTTTTTTATTTATATGCCAGAGTGGGAGGAGGTACTTATATGATATCTTGAAGAATGTATCAGCTGCTATCGTGATAAGTATGGAGTTTATACTACCGTCGATAACTATATTATATACTTCATTCCGAATCTGATAGTGGTTGATATAAACTCGTAAAAGATTATAATGCACAGCGTGTGGTGCGCTTAGGAACGGGCTTTCCAAACAAAGGAGAAACACATGGGATTAGGGGATATTTTCAAAATCAAACAGTTCAAAACACAGATTGCTGAATTAGAACAAAAAAATCAAATTCTCGCCAGAAATAATCAAGATCTACAGCATGCTACAACAGCACTCCGCGAAAAGCTTTCTGAAATTGGAGGATTTGATTACTATAAAGTGAAATCAATGACAGCGCAATTAGAAAAAGAATGTGCTGATACAGTAGCTAGAAACCAAGATTTGCAAAATGCAATCTCTGAAAAAATACTTCAAAGCAATCGCATTGAAAAGCAAATAAAGACTCAGACAAATAAACTTGGACGTTCTAAAGAATTAGTTAAAGCCATTAGTTATTGTATAGATAACTTTTTTAATTATGATCCTGCAATTAATTCTCTAAAATTAGGGGGACAGGATTTAAATGACTTAGAAGAACTTAGTCCATCAGTGATTTTAAAATTACATTGCATGGATGTAAAAGATCTTCGTAAAGCTTATCGACAAAACGATAAGCAAATCACTGAATTATTAGATAAATATTCCTCTCGATATACCACGAAAGCAAATCAAGCTATTTATAAGCTTATGGTAATCGCGCTGAGAGCTGAGTTACAAAATATTTTATATAATTTAAAATTTGATAAACTTGATAAGTCGATTGAAGACATTAAAAATGTTACTCAGAAATATTTAAAAATTGCCGGAGAGGGAAACCAGAGTATTGCCGGTACGCTTACAAAGTTTATAGGCGAAATAGAATATCTCTTTATAAATGCTGCAAAAATAGAATACAACTATTATGTAAAAAAAGAGCAGGCTCGCCAAGAACAACTTGCCATTCGTGAACAAATGCGTCAGGAAGCCGAAGAGCGAAAAGCATTAGAAGCTGAACGAAAGAAAGTGGAACAGGAAGAATCAAAATATCATTCAGAAATTGAAAAATTAAAACTTCAACTTGCAGAAGCAAAAGATGACGAACTCAAAAAATTGAATGCGCGTATCCTTGCCCTTCAAGCTCAGTTGGCAGACGTTATTGTAAAAAAAGAAGAGATTTCTACTCTTGCTAATGGAAAAGCCGGAAATGTTTACGTGATTAGTAATCTCGGTTCTTTCGGCGAAAATGTATTCAAAATCGGAATGACCAGAAGATTGAACCCGCAAGATCGAGTAGATGAACTTGGAAACGCTTCTGTTCCATTCCGTTTTGATGTTCATAGTTTCATTTTCTCTAATGATGCTGTAGGATTAGAAAATAAATTGCATACCTTGTTGGACGATAGACGTGTTAATAAAGTAAACATGAGAAAAGAATTTTTCAATATTTCTCTCGATGAGCTTGAGCAAATCGTTACTGAAACTGAACCTACTGCCGAATTCAATAGAACTATGGCTGCTGAAGAGTTCAGACAATCACAATCAACCACAGAAAACTATTCGTCAAATTTTAATTATGATGAAGAGGATGAATAAATAAAAATCCCGGTGCTGCGAACACCGGGAAATGAATAACAATCTCCGGAGAGATACATCATTCACTGACCATGAATATTGTATCATCTTCGGAGCAGTCAATCAGTCAGAACTGTTGTTCTATTGTTAGGCTGTTATTTTTATACCATTCTCTAGGAGATGATTATATGGCAACAGCTAGGAAGTTACCTTCCGGATTCTGGAGATGTCAGGTATTCATCCACTATGAAATTGTCTTAGATAAAAACGGAAAACCTGTTATTGATCCGAAAACAAAGAAGCAGAAACAGAAAAGAATCTATAAGTCTTTCACTTGTGATGATCCATCGGCAAGAGGAAAAAGAAAAGCTGAAGCAATGGCTACTGAATGGGCAGATAACAAAGAAATCAAGAAAGATGAAGAAGTGCAAATGACTTTCGGTGATGCACTGGAAAAGTATATACAGGAACAGTCTGATCAGTGCGGTAATGAAAAGATTTCGTCCTGGAATCGTAATCAATATCACTCTTCCGGACATGGAAGATAAAATGAATAAGATTGCAATCGACTATTTTGAGTCTATGCAACACGAAATGCAACATGAATCATAACAATCATTGATTTTACAGGGGTTTTAGCACTTTCTGTGGGAGTTCGATTCTCTCATCCCCTTTATTAAAAAGCCTTAGAAACTGCGTAAAATCGCTGTTTTAAGGCTTT